TATGCTAAAGAGGCTGACGAAGTTCGCTTCGTATCTGAATTCAAGATGGGTGTGAATGTCGCATTCTTGGATGAGGTTGCTTCTTTCATCATCTAATCATAAGGGGGAGGTAACTCTCCCCCATTTTTTTAACTAACTCAATTAATAACAAATGGCTTGTGCATTAACTCAAGGATACACTCTCGATTGTAAGGAGTCGCTCGGTGGTATCAAAGCAGTATGGCTGATTGCTCACGCAAATGTGAGTTCAGTTACAGAGGCTTCTGGTATCGTTTCTGCGATTACTAAAGGTGCAGGGAAGGTATTCTACAAATATGAGTTGGTTAAGAACACAGGTGCTTTGACTGAGACGATTACTGCTTCCGTAGAAAACGGAACTGTATTCTATGCTCAAGAGATGAGCATCGTGCTTAACAAACTCCAAGCGAATACTCGTAATGAGATTCTGCTTCTCGCAAAGAACACTTTGATGGCGGTAGTTCAAGATGCTAACGATAAGTATTGGCTCGTTGGTCGCTATCAAGGTTTGGACATTACAGGTGGTACTGCTGCTACCGGTACTGCTCAAGGAGATCGTAGCGGTTATACTTTGACTTTCACAGGTGGCGAGAAAGAACTCGCTCCTGAGGTTACAAGTGGTATCATCGCAGGTCTTACTTCCTAAGCTTTCGTGGCTCGTTATAGGTAGGTAGAGAAGCCGTCCCTTCGGGGGCGGTTTTTTCTTTTTGGGAAAAAATCAAACTTTTTCTATTTATAGGTATGATTCACTTCACTAAGAGTTCGACTTCTACGATTGTGCTTACGTTGACTGAGAAGCAGACTCTCACGAATCCCAATTATTTGTTTTGGTTTAAGAGTCGTGGTACTAATCAAGAGGTCAAGTTCGTGGTATTAAATGCTGCGGATTTGTCTCCTCATAAGGACAGATACAACGAATTCGATATTGTAGTTAATACAAATTTTGGTAGTTCACCCGAAGGAGATTGGGAGTACAAAATTTACGAACAGGCTTCCACTACGAATCTTGATCCTGCGTTAGCTACTACTCTTTTAGAAAGGGGTATTATGCGTTTGTTGGATTCTGGTAATCTCTTGGAGGTGAATGTATATAGCGAAGATTATGAAACGCAGGTTCAGTCTGCTCTTGAAGTTAGCGATGAGGAGTTTAGCGGTTATCTCGTTAACAATCCCGATAATACTGTTATCGTTCCTGATGCACCTGATAACTCGTTTATTTCGAATAATCCTGATAATGAATTTATAGTTTTATGATGGATAACATAGTTATATTGAAATTCGCAGAAGCGAAGCAGCCTGAGTATCGTGAGAGAAGGGGTGTAGGGTATATAGAGTTCGGTGATAAGAACGACTATCCTACCTACTTGCTTTCTATGTACAATAAGAGTGCAAAGCACAATGCGATTGTACGTGGTAAGGTAAACTACATTACAGGAAACGGATGGGCTTCTAAGGAGGTTGATCCGAATGCTGAGTTATTCATTAAGAGTCCGAATGCTTACGAGAGTTTGGCTGATTTGACTCGTAAAGTTAGTATCGACATCGAGGTCTTCGGTGGTGCTTATCTCGAAGTTATTTGGTCTAAGGTAGGCGGTTTACTTACTGAGGTATGCCATTTGGACTATACTAAGATTCGCTCTAATAAAGATAATACGCAGTTTTGGTATAAGAATGATTGGACAGATCGTAAGGAAGAGCCTAAGATTATCCCTGCTTACAATACTCAGAACAGAGTCGGTAAGCAGATTCTGTACATTAAGGAGTATCGTCCCGGCTTGGATACCTATTCTCTGCCCGGTTATATCGGTGCGATTAACTATATCGAGAGCGACATCGAGGTAAGTAAGCACGTTTTGGGTAACGCACAAACAGGGTTTTCTGCGAGTAAACTTATTACTCTTCCCAATGGTGAGCCTTCACCCGATGAGAAGCGGAATATTGAACGTAGGTTTACTGAGAGATTTAGCGGTTCAGATGGCAAGAAGTTTATTTTGTCATTTGTTCAAGATGCTGCTCGTAAGCCTGTGGTAGAGGATTTAGGTGCTTCTGATTTGACTAAGGAGGATTTCGGTAGAGTTGATGAGATGATTCAGCAGAACATTTTTGCAGGTCATCAAATTACCTCTCCTGATTTGTTTGGTATCTCTACTCCTGGCTCATTGGGTTCTCGCTCTCAGATTCGCGATTCTTACGAGGTGTTTAAGAATACATACGTAAACGATAAGCAGCAATTTGTAGAGAGTATCTTCAATCAGTTGGCAAAGCAACGTGGAGTAACTTCTGAACTTTACATCAAGCCCGTAGAGCCTATTAGCTACGAATTCAGCGAAGCTATTATCAGCCAATTTGCACCCAAAGAATGGATTTTGGAGAAGATTGGGGTAGATATGACTCAGTACGAAAATAAGCCAGCAGAAGGCTCTGTAATCGCTCCTGAGGCTACTCAGGCTATGGTTAACGAGCATCTGAAGGGAATGAAGGGTAGAGAGTGGCAGAACTTTCAACGGATTATTCGAGAATATAACAAAGGGAAGATAACTCGTGAGCAGGCTTCGCAGATGCTGAAGAGTGCTTACGGATTAGGAGAGGAAGAGTTGGCTACTTGGTTGGGTGCTGATGAGTTTAGTAACGATATGGATGCGGTTCTGCAAGTATTCAGCGAATACGGAGAATCTACTCAAAACTACAAGGCTCTCGCTACTCGCCAAGTGTTCAGCGGTGATTTGGAAGAGCAAGAATTGAAGTTCCGAGATGAGGTAATCGATGATACGTTAGATAAGAAAATCTTGGATGTGATTGCTAAGAACAAAGGAATCAACTACGAGGATATTGCTAAAGCGGTTAAGGAGGATGTAGCGGTAATTACAGAGCGGATTAATAAGCTGAAAGAGTTGGATGTTATTAAGGTAAGCGATGCAGGTATCCCTAAACTTACAAAGCCTCTCGCTGAAATCATAGATAAGCCGGTAAAGACTACCTTTTTAGTTCGCTATTCTTACGAGTGGAAATCAATCGTACCGACTACCGAAAGGAATACTCCTGCCCATCCTTCTCGTCCTTTCTGTGCGAAGCTGATGCAGTTGGATAGGTTGTATACTCGTGCGGATATCGAGTCTATTTCTCGCAGATTAGGATACTCAGTATTCGATAGAGGCGGTGGATGGTGGAATATGGGAGATGGAGTTAACTCTCCTTCTTGCAGACATCAATGGACTTCAAAGGTTGTAATCCGTAAAAATAAGTGAGATGAGTAGGAATATACTTTTCATATCAGTACAGACAATTAAAGACAGAACAGGTCTTCATAATAACGTAGATGATAAGCTAATCAATCCTGAGATTCTAACGGCTCAGGATATGTTTATCCTTCCTGCTCTCGGTTCTGCTTTGTACGATAGGCTGCAAGATGGTATAATGAATCAAGATTTGACCAATGATGAGTCGGCTCTTCTTGATACTTACATTACTCCTTGTCTTGTTTATTATGTTATTTCAGAACTACCTATGGGTTTGTCCTATCAGTTTTATAACAAAGGATTGATTCGCAAGAGCGGAGAAGGGCAAGAGAATCCATCAGCTTCTGATATGATAGATGTAGCCGACAGATATAAGAGTCGTGCTGAGTTCTATAAGCAGAGATTGGTTAAATATCTGATGGAGAAGAGCGGACAGAATCTGTTCCCTGAGTACAACAATCCAGGTCAAGGGGTTGATACGATTATTCCCGATAACGAAGCCTATACGACTTCTATTTGGTTAGGTGATGATGATTGTTGTGCAGGTAAAACATTTGAAGAAAAGTATCAAGGTAACCTAAACAGATGCTGTGGCAAATAAAACGTACTCGCTAAAAAATCAAAAGAAGCTTAAAATCTATTTAGAGAAGTATGACACTCAACAATATCGTGCAGACAATAACGAATCTCGCGAACGCACACCAACAGATAAAGAGCGTATACTTCGGAGATTTAGCGGACTACCTAAGTCGGGGAAGTGATAATGTCTATCCTTCTTTGTACTTTGATTTAACAGGCGGTAACATTGCAGAAAGAAGCTTAGTGCTAAATTTCTCTTTGTATTTCTTCGATAGAATGCTTCACGAAGAGACTAACGAAACGGAGGTTCTTAGTGATATGTTAGAGGTGTGTCAGGATATTATTGCTCAGTTGCGTTCACAGAGTTTTGAGTTCGATGAGGGTTTGAGTGCTACTCTGAATTTCTTTACTGAGGATACTCCCGATTTGTTGGCAGGTGTTCGTGCTGACATTACTTTAGATTTACCATTCTTGGCGAATAGGTGTGTCGTTCCTTCAACTTATCAATTTTAATAATAATGGCGAATAGAAAAATAAACGAACTAAGTCCGAGGACTCCGAGTCTGACAGACTTAATGATTGTAGGAGACCCAAGTACCGGCTATTCTTTCAAGGCTACTCTTGCTGCTTTGAATACGTTAATCGATAGTTCTACTTCGATTGGCGATTTGAATGGTGTGGTAATTACAAGTCCTACCAATGGTCAGGCTTTAGTTTACGATGGAACGAATTGGGTGAATCAATCTATCTCTGTACCTGTTACTTCTGTTTTTGGCAGAACAGGTGCGGTAGTAGCTACTGAAGGAGATTATACTTTGACTCAGTTAGGAGATGTCACTTTAACGAGTCCTTCGAGTAATCAGGTTTTGCAATACAACGGAACGGCTTGGGTTAATGCTACTTTAACTGATAACGGAATAACTTCTCTTAACGGATTAACGGCTCTTAGTCAGACCTTCGCCACAGGATCAAGCGGAACAGATTTCTCTATTACTTCTACTACTTCTACGCATACTTTCAATCTACCTACTGCTTCTGCGGTTAATCGTGGTGCTTTAAGTTCTGCGGATTGGTCTACGTTTAATTCTAAGGTAGGAGGCTCTGGCACCTCTGGTCAGGTAGCCTATTGGACAGGAACAAGCAGTCAATCGGGAAGCAATAATTTGTTTTGGGATAATACCAATGGTAGGTTGGGAATTGGGACTAATGCACCGAGTTATAGATTACATAACGTAGGTTCTTCGGGTTTTGACAATGGGAATAGCAATGATGCAATTACTATTTTGAATAGCGGATTTATTCAAATGGCATCAACAAGGCTAAGAGGTTTTGCTTCAGCATTTCAATTTCAAGATAATTCATTTAACACCAAAGTGGTGTTGTCAATGAGTGGAAGTATTTCCTATTTCAATACAGGAGGTAACTACCATTTCGGAGGAACCACCGATGGCGGTCAGCGTCTTCAAGTCACAGGAGATGTTTTATTCAAGGGAAGTGGCAACACAAGTGGAACAACTGCTTTGACTGTTCAGAATAGTGATGGAACAAGTGTGTTGAGAGTAAGAAATGATAATAGGGTTTTTGTTACTCAGTTGGCATTTGGAACTGATTATCCTGAGATATATTCAACGGCAACTGGTGCTTATGATGTTAGCGGTGGTTCTTTATCATTTAACGCATCACAAACAAACTATGGTGTAGCATCATATAATTTTTATTTTAGACACGTTTATAGCGGCAAAGTAAATACATCAGGTACAAGCGGGGGAATTTTACAAACATTAGGATTTTCGCCAACAAGCGGAACAGGGATATTTAATCAAGTTGCATTAGCCGGAGCCATCAACCAAACAGGCGGTGCTAATGGTATCACACGAGGCTTGTATGTCAATCCTACTTTAACTGCTGCTGCTGATTGGAGGTCAATAGAATGGAGTAACAATAGCGGATGGGGATTGTATGGTACGGGAACTGCTAACAACTATCTTGCGGGTAGTTTAGGAATTGGGACGATAAGTTTGAACAATTCAAATATAAGAATTGCTAAAACAATAACAGGTGCAACAAGTGTCAACTCAATCATAAGTGAATCGCCAATTACATCAACCGTTACAAACACTGCAAGTATTTTTGCTAGCACATCAACTACTCAAAACGCAACATTTACACTTACAAATCTCAGACATTTTATTGCAGCACCTGATGCAAAAGGTGCATCTTCAACAATAACAAATGAGTATGGTTTTGTTGCTGCATCTTCCCTTACTAATGGAACCAACAACTACGGATTTTATGGAGACATCCCAAGTGCCACAGGTCGTTGGAATCTCTATATGAACGGAACTGCAGCCAACTATATGAATGGCAATCTACTTTTGGGAAGCACGGTAGATGGAGGGCAGAAACTTCAGGTAACGGGAAATGCTATTGTAACGGGAAGTGGGAATACATCAGCGACAACTGCTTTTTCCGTAAGGAATAGCACACCTTCGACAATGATGTCTATTTCAAACGATGCAGCAAATGCTACTTTGAATATCACAGGAAGCAATTACGGAATGCTTCAAGTAAACCAAACTACGGCAAATCGAAACGCATACTTTGCGAGTGTTTCAACAGGTGCTGAGTTCAACGTAGGTAGTGCGATAACAAACTATACTTTTTTGAATACAGGTGGAAATGGTTTAATGAAAATTAATACTGCACCTTTCCCAACTACTGGTGGTGATGTTGTAGAGATTCCAAGAATAGGGACTTCATTTGCACCTACATCAGGTTCGGCAGGAGCGACAATGCTTTTAGTTAGACCAACAATTAATCAAACAGGAGGTGCGAATGGCATAACGATTGGAATAAATGTCAATCCTATTTTAACTGCTGCTGCTGATTGGCGAAGTATTCAATGGTCAAACAATACAGGATTTGGACTATACGGTTCGGGAACGGCTACCAACTATCTTGGTGGAACATTAGGCATTGGCACGACTTCCCCTAACGCATCCGCAATCCTTCAGGCTGATTCTACTACGAAGGGAATGTTACCTCCTCGGATGACCAATGCTCAGATGGTTGCTATCGGAACTCCTGCTTCTGGTCTTATGGTTTACGATACTACTAACAACAAACTAAACGTATACGATGGCACTAATTGGGTCGCAGTACACTAACTCTTAAATAAATAAAAATGAAAACAATTCAAGCAGTAAACGTATGGCAGAACGGACAAGTAAAATCTGCTACCAAGTTCAATATGAACTCTATCTTCGATAACCTTGAAGATTCCGCTACTTTCTACTACGAACTCTTGGCAGTAAACGTAGATCAAGAAGGTAACGAAACTACTGAGCAAGTCGCTCAAGGTAACCTGACTCTGTCTGCTGATTACGATTCTTGGGATGGCTCTAACGATTGGGCTTATTCTTGGGGTGCAGGTCAGTTGAGCCTGACAATTATCTAAGTTTTTCTATTTACTAAAAATACCTAAAAATGAAACTACACGAAATCATCAATCTTTACTACGAACTGAACGGAGTCACAAAGCAAACAAAAGATGGAGACGAGGTAATCAGCCTCGGTATTCTGAAGCAAAAGATGAGCCTTAAAAATAAGGTCTATCTGCAACGATTGAATAAGGTCGTATCGGAAGAGGTAAAACTCTACGAAGAGGCTAAGAAGGAACTATTCGAAAAGTACACCGAAAAGGATGGCGAGAATGTAATCGTACCTGCGGACAAAATCGAGCCGTTCAATCAAGAGCATTTAGACTTATTAACCGCTGAGAAGGATATCAACGTATCTACTCTGTGGGGTTCTGACTTGACTCTGGAATCTTTGGAATCAATCGAGACTGACGAATTCTATCCGCAATTATTTGAACTCATAGACTCTAAAAAATGAACGAAGTAGTTGTTTTTCTCGTTGGTCAAGCAGTTGCTATCTTAATAGGACTGATTACTATCTACACTAAAATAACTCTAAAGATTAAAGAGTTAGAGATCAGAGTAGAGATGATTGAAAAGGAGGATGATTATATGATGCAGAAGCTTGACAAAATCGAGAAGGCTATCAATAATCTCGCTATCGAATTACAGAATAAAAAAGACAGGGAATGAAATTTTCTTGGAAGTCCTACTTCGAGCCTACTCCTAAACGGATGAGAATCTTCGGTGATTCGTTGGCTGCTGCCGGTACATTTGGAGCAGGTATCGTAGTACTGAATGGACATCCTGTTATGGGAACGATTATTATGGGAATAGCGGTGATTGGTAAATTCATATCAAACTTCTTTTCCGATGACATCGAGCCAGGCACTTAAGAAATACGGAGAGCCATCTCCGAGTAATCCTAATATGACTTTGTGGGATGTACCTACTGAGTTAGAAATCGGTGTAATCCCGAAACGGATTTATTGTAACAAAGATTTAGTCGAGCCTCTGAAGAAGGCTTTTCAAGCTTTGATAAGCACAGGTCACGTTAAGGAATTAAAGACGTGGGATGGTTGCTTTAACATCCGCAAGAAGCGAGGCTTGAGTTCTATGAGTCTGCATAGTTGGGGAGTTGCAGTAGATGTGAATGCTTTTGAAAATGGTTTAGGTCAAGAGCCTAAACTCTCTCAAGGCTTCGTTAAATGCTTTACCGATAACGGCTTCGAATGGGGTGGAGTTTGGAAGCGGAAGGATGGGATGCACTTCGAATTAAAGTAATATGAAACCTATCTATACTCTTTTACTTGCGTATGTATTGATCCTATTAGCGGTATTGCTAATGGCTTGTAATCCTGTTAAGCAGGTTCTAAAGGATAAGAAGAAGTTTGAGCAAGTAGCGGAAGTAGTTGTAGCTTCTGGTTATTGTGCTAACGATACTACGATAATTACGAAAAGCGACACGACTATCGTACACGATACAACCTACGAGACAGATACTGTTATCGATGTCAAAACTCTAAAAGATACCCAATATGTTACCCTCCCGAAAAAAGTTATTACTCGAACTATCACTATTCGTGATACGATTACGAACGTGGTGGTGGATGGTGCGAGAGTATTACTTCTCGAAAAAAGATTGGTGAAATCGGAAGAAAGCCGATTAAAGTACGAGAAACTCGCAAAGCAAAGATGGTGGAATTTGTTTTGGTTAATACTGATATTCTCTATCTACATACTACGCAAACCGATTCTTAAATTCATAAGATGGCAGTTTGTTAAATTCTAACTATGCTAATAACGAAACGGAAGCGACTGTATTTTGATATAGAAACGAGTCCGAACATAGGTCTATTCTGGTCAGCAGGATACAAACAGAATATCGACTATTCTAATATCATCAAAGAGAGAGCCATCATTTGTATCTGTTACAAGTGGGAAGATGACAGAAAGGTTTACGGCTTAACGTGGGATGAGAATCAAGATGATAAGACTCTGCTCGAAGAGTTCATTAAGATAGCAAACCAAGCCGATGAGTTGGTAGGTCATAACGGAGATAGGTTTGACTTGGCTTGGATTCGTACTCGGTGCTTGTTTCACAAAATAGATATGTTCCCAAATTATGTAACCATTGATACGTTAAAGGTTGCACGTTCTAAGTTTAGGTTCAATTCTAACCGGCTCGATTACATAGCTAAGTTCTTAGGTATAGGACACAAGATCAAGACAGACTTCAATCTGTGGAAGGATGTTTTCTTGAATAAGGATAAGAAGGCTCTGGATTATATGGTCAAGTATTGCAAGATGGATGTAAGCTTACTTGAGCAGGTGCATAAAAAGTTATCGGTACATATTGCTCCTAAGACTCACTATGGAGTTATCTTTGGTCAAGACAGAGGGAGTTGTCCTGAATGTGGTAGTGATGAGTTGATAGTACACAAGAGAAGGACTTCTGCTTCTGGATTAAAAAAGATTCAGTACCAATGTAAAGTATGCCACCAATTCCATCAAAAGACAGACAAATGAGTAAGATAGTAGACCAAGTTATAGAAGACTTCAAGGCGAGAGAGAATAGAGGATTTATGAAGTACGGAGTTACTATGGATCGTGAGGATTTGCTTTCGCACGAATGGATTCAGCATATGCTCGAAGAGTTAATGGATGCAATTATTTACCTAAAAAAAATACAGAATGGGTCACAAAGACACACCGATACTAAAGAAACAAATCAGGGAGATGCTAAATAACTTACCTCCTGTAGAAAGGTTGGCAATCTTAGAGCCTCTCTGCGACTTATACCGAAAGGAAAGCCGTAAGGATGTAGAGAAAGATATCCAAGAATTCAAGCGGAGTAAAGGAATCCCTCGCATCAAAACAGATTACTAATGGCAGAGGTAGAAGATATATCGCCATTATCAGTTACTCCTCACGAGGATATCGGTGCTGCGTTTAATGCTATCAATGCTATTAACGAGTGGGATTCTGCGTTATGCGATGATGAGGAGAAGAGGATTCTGAAAGAGATTAAGCTAATGAGTCTCTACATTATCCATATCGGTATATCTGAAATCTATAACTCTAATTTCTATGACGCAGAAAAAGAATCCTCATAAGGTCATACATAGAAAGTTAGGAAAGGAGAGAGCCTACGGACTCGCTCTAATGGAAGACAATACCATCGAATTAGACACAAGATTAACCGGCTATCGGTATATGCTCTACGCACTTCACGAACATTTCCACCTAAAGCATCCCGATTGGTCAGAGACTAAAGTCCGAAAAGAATCCTCTAAGACTGCTCGTTTTATGTGGCAGATGGGTTTCCGTTTAACTGAATTGCATTAGAAGGCGATTTTAGCCGTTTCTTTGGCTTTTAATTAAAGAGTAGTATCAAGACCTACCTAAAAAGATAGGCGAAATTTAAGCCTCTAAATGCGTCTTAGAAGGTGCGATAAATCCTCCGCCTGAGAGATGGTCAGCATTCCGACTATCTTCGGAATCTTATTCCTGTTATAGAATTCGGTTTCTTTCGGTAGGACATATTCGTACCAAGTTGGCTCTTCTATCTTTTTAAGGTCGAAGGAGAATATACCTATCGGAGTTGAGTTTATATATCGTACTCGATTATGCTTTATGAGTTTGTCGTATTTAATCTTTTCGATTAATAGGAAGTCATAATGCTTCTGTCTGCACTTTAGTTCGATGGTTAGGTCGTACTTAGGAGAGTAGGCATCTCGATATGAATATTGATCCATAGACTGAAGGTCAGGGATTACTGACTTAATCAAGTCGAATAGTTGTTGCTCGTTCATAGTAGGTAGTGTTTCATCCATTCTCCCTCTCCGCAGAATAAGAAAATCCAATCATCTGGGTTTAGCTTTTTTGTTTTGTACTCTGATGAACATTTAATGCAGTAGGACTGTCTCGTAGTTAGCTTCTGGTAGAAGTTATCGATAGTCTTTTGTTGTTTGCATTTAGAGCATTGGTAGGTTCTTTCCATAGTTATTTTTTATAGGTTTCGTGGTAATGTTGGTATCCGCTGACTCCGTTATTGTCATATCCGCTATCGTATCCTTTCTCAAAGAATTCTATCAGTTGTTCTGCTTCTACTTTGAGCAGTTCTTCTGCTTTCTGTTTGATTCCTGAATGGATAGGATCAAGATGCTCGATTAATTGTTGTAGTGCTGTTTTCATTTGATTATATTATAGATGATTAAAAGCATATCGGCTAATATCTCAGCCTGTCTTCCTTTGAAGTATTTCTCTGCGTAAGGTCGAAAGTCTTTCTCTTTAGAACATTCTTCGTATGCTCCTATTCTCTTGTAGGTTGAGACTATCATCTCGCAAGATGAACGAACTGAATCGAACTTACGATAAGAACTAAGGAATGCTCTGCCATCTCGCTTATATGAGTGAGCATACTCGATACTCAGATTAACAAAGTCCTGGTCAATGATTGCGGATATTGATTTCATAGTTGATAGATTTTATCGTGACCTTGCTCTCTATGGTAATTAAAATAGACCTCAATGCTTTTATGCTTTCCTCTTCTAATGTCTATTCCGACTGATTCATATTGACCATCTTTGTACATAGTCTGAGCATCAGAACTCATATACTTTATGAAATCCGAATGATGTATTTTGTTATCCATTACCAATCTATCGTAAACGTGTGGATGGAAATACTCTGGTTTTACTCCTTTGAGGTAAGAGTTATAGCATTTGTTTACTTCTTGATTCCATTCTCTGATTCCTGTCGGGTATCTGACATCGGTAATATGAATAGAAGGATCAAGTAATCCCGAATCGAGGTAGTGCTTTTGTGAGCCTTGATTACGCATAAAGTCTTCTACCCATCCGAGAATAGTTTGAACATCCATCGCATAGACTTTACCATAGTCTCCGCTAATTCCTTTCTCAAAGATGTCTGTCAGTTGCTCGATAGTCAGGTTAGGAAATTTCTTTTTAAGATTCTTGGTTACGAGTTCTTCGGTTACTTCAGAGACTTGCTTAAACTGTCTCAAGAATTCAAATGCAGGGTTTCTCATAGTTCGCTTAGTTTTCTGTTGGCTATTTGTTTTAATGATTTCTTTATCTCGTTGGTATCGATTTGTTTCTTCTCAGGTCGGCTCCTGTTGATCCAACCGGCTACTGCACTCCGCCAATTCTTCATCTTATTCTTTCCTACCATCCAACCATTTGAATCGTAGTAGGTAAAGAATCTTTCCGATTGTATCTTGGCATTGTACTCATCTGTTCTTTTCAGCATCTCATCGAAGACATCTTCTATCTTAGGTATGGCGAAGTTGCTCTTCTGCACTACTTGCTTAAGGTCAAACTTCAGTTCGTACTTCTTGAGTATCTCGATTATCTTATTATGAATAGGACTATTCGGATTAAGACTCGTTCCGTATTGAAAGTCTATAAAGCCTGTGCAATAGATTTTGCCATCTGAAAGTAACTCGAACTGCTTACCTCCATCGATTGCTAATATTTCCTCTTGAGTTACTTTATCTCCGATGTAAACAGAAGCGAGAATGTAATTCGGTGACCATATACCTGCGAGATCGCACTTATCTCTAACGTACTTGACAAAGCATTTATGCTTAGGAGATAGTTGCATAAACCATTCTTTATCCCATAGTTCGGTATCTGTAAATCGCTTAGGCATAGATATAGTTTTGGCGGAAGCGGTGGAATTTAACTGGCTCATATTCTGCTCCTATTGTTTCTAATAATTTGTAATGCTGCATAAAGAACGGATCATTATTCTTTATGTAGAAGTAGATGCGTTGATTGTTATAGCTAATCGTAGAGTGGTCATTGTAACCAATTACTAAAGCTATCTCTGTAAGTGTTGCAGGGAAGTTATTCGATAGATAATATCCGAGAGCCATACGGAGAGTAGATATGTTTACTCCGTTGTAAACCTTTCTTTTCTTTGCGTTCTTGATTTTGTTAGTACGAAATAAGTCCTGTCGAGTGATTCCGTAGAGTGAGCAGTATCTGTCTGCAATCTCTACCATTTTGTCGTGTGTTGTTAGCATTGTTTAGTTTTTTCAAAAATACATTTTCTATTTGTAAGTCTGGATTATTTCTTCGAGTTCTGCTCTACTCCACTTCTTTAGTCTATTAGTATTCGCTTTCTCTTCCAAGTCAAGTACTGACTGCTCTCCGTACTTTCTTACTAATCCCTGCCGATACTTAATAAGATTCCCTGAGAGAAACATATTGCATCTGCGACATTGACCATTCGTATTAATAGGATCATATCGAAGAGCAGAGTGATGCCCTTGAGAGTGATAGTGTCCTGCCTGTTCTACTTCTGCTCCACAAGAAATACATCCTAATTCTTTATCTCTTGCTCGTATAAAAGCATTAAAGACCTTCTGCGTTTTCTCTAATAGCTTAGGAAGTGGAGTAAGCTTTCTCATTAGAATGGTAAATCGTTTTCGACTTTCTTAGGCTCGAATGTGTCTACCGATACCTGGACATCCTTACCGAACTTATCCGGCTCATTGAGTAGATTGATGTTCAACTTGATGAATTTGCTTCCGTTGTATTCTTTGATATGATCTTTGAACTTCTCGGGATTGATAGTAATCTGAAGCCAAGTGTCTGATTTTTTCTTACCGCTACCGCAGTAGATTTTTGTTTGTTTTTGCATTTGTTAAATATTAATGGTTAATGATTCCTCTATTTTTCTTTTCTTTTTTATTTCCTTGAACTTTCCATATGCATCTGAAAATGGTTGTGTTTGTCCTAACCCTTTACACCAATAATCATTTCTTAAAATTACTTTGCACATTCTCCTCCAAGACGGTACCCAGCATTTTGATTCTAAATCTTCTGGAGCCTCGTCAGGTATTTTTAAGTATCCCCTATCTTGCCAACCTTTTATAAATTTAATAAATCTTTCTCTATAATGTTCACTTGTTTTTTTAGGCATAGTTGATAGAAGTAAATTGCAGAAACTTTGCCAAGTATGCCCTTCTGGTTTTGTAATTTTATTATATCCTGTTATGTTGCCATTTTCTTGTATATATAAGGCTCCGCTATTAACTCCGTTTACTCTTGCTACTAATTTATACCACGTTTCAGGTTCTAATATATGATAAAGCCATAAGCCTTTTCGCTGATCATCTCCATATGGTTGACACAATCTTTGCTGACTAATCTTAACTCCTGCCATCATCATTTTATCATACACCTTATTGTGTGGCAGGTAATTATATTTACCGTGAAATATCCAAATATCCTCAGTTTTCCAATCATATATTGGGTATATATTATAAAGTTTTGATGATACTTTTGTTGTCCATTTCCAATTATTATACATTAAGCCATCTTTCCTGCTAACTATCGCCCTATATCGATGTAGGCTTTCATCTGCACGTATTCCAATAAATGCAGCGGTTGTAACATCTTTTGCATACCATTCTCCAAATATCACCATAAATTCCTCAAACTCCATCTTTGGGACATAGAAATCATATTTAGATAAATCTGCTGCCAATGTTGGTTTTTCCCTAACCCATACGTCTTTTTTTGATTCATCCCAACATACCCATCTCGGCTCATAATTGCTAACTGCATTTCTAAGTAATAATTCAGCACATACCCAATGAAGGTCTATATAATCTTTATAGATTTCAATCATATGCTCGATATGAATTATAGTGTCATTATATTGAGCTTCCAAATCAATAATTAAAAAACCAACTTTGCGATTTCTTTTTTTAGCTTCTTGCAATACAAGGTGAGACATCACCGATGAATCCTTTCCGCCAGAGAATGATATATATATTTTTTCGAAATTATCAAATACATCTGAAATCCTTTCCCGGCTCGCTTGCAAAACTGTTTTGCTATTATATACTTTTGTAGCCATATCAATATATATTTACTTGTCTTCCAATAGATAAAGCCTCTTCCATAGTCACATTATTCCTACGATATTTATCCATCCATTTATTTAAATATTTAAGTGCCACATCATTAGCTTCATCTTGCTGACTTTGAGTGAGCCGATTGAATCCAGCACAATACTTAGATGGTATTCCAGTGGCATAGCACATAGCAGCTTGACCAAGCCAAGCTATTCTATTCATAGCCTTATTTGTCAAATAATGTTCACAGCTATTTATCCATTCAGATAGCACACCATCTAAAGCATCTGCAAATTTTTGGCTATCAGATAGAAAATCTGCATAGGCTTGTTCGCATTGTTCTTGAGTTTTCCCCTCAAACTTTGAAGAATAAAATCCAGCTTTATGGCACTCCCATTTATCAAAGGTGTGAAATATTCTATCTGGATCGCTTGTGTTTACAGTCCTATAATGCTCTATTTCTTCCTCAGTCAAATCATCCGTAAGTGGATCAAATAATGTTACCGAATCACTTGATTCCCAAGATTTACTAAAATCATCATCCTTAAAAATATCTTGTAACCCAGTTATCTGACATAGCCTTAAAATTTCCTCTTGATCCATTCCAAGCTCTCTCGCTATACGTTCGTTCTTCCAATTCCTATTTTTTAATTCTAAAACTATTTCAGACATAGCATCTACCTGGTGTTTGCCTCTCGCCCTATTATGTCTAATTGTTGATGCAATTCTGTCATTTTTATCTGATTGATCCTTTCTGATAATTACAGTAGGTAAAAATCCAAATACTCTATTTCTAACTATTTTAGATTCTTTACATACTCTCGTTCTATGAAAACCATCTACTACTTCTATTTTATCGTTTAATGGAAATGTAACTACAGGTTGAGTATATCCATCATTCATTATAGAAATCTCAAGTAATTCCATTTCTGGTGGAGCAACCTTATTTGGATTGTAATCATTAGCAGTTACTAAATCTGATTTAACCCATTTTACAAAATCTATAGGCTCATTTTTGAAAGGTGAATATTGATGTATGTGAAATCTAATTTCATTTATTAATTCAATTTTATCTTCTTCATTGCATCCTAAAAATAAGTTTGATATATTATCTTTTATTTCCTGTAACATAGTTGTTAATTTAATTTAGAAAAGTTGGGGAGATTGCTCTCCCCTTTTTCAAATGTACTTAGCTCGGAATTCGAGAGCAGCTTTCTTAGTGGCGAAGTTTTTAGAAATCTGCTTTCCTTTTACTTTCAAGCGAACTCGATAGGAGTTAGATTCCTTCGAGATGTTCGTGGCTACTCGTTTGTAGCTTGTGGTTGTTGTTGCCATTTGTTAGGCTTTAGGGGTTAAGAAAAAAGGTTAGTCTGCAAAGTCTTCATCCATTTCGATATAGTAATCATCCTCATCTGAATCGGATAGTATGTCTTCCAAAACATCTGGCAGTTGATAATCTATCATCTTCTTTAGTTCATCGGTCGCTCCTTCTGGATACTCAAGAACCTCGATAGTTTTATCTCCTGCGATGTAACGACCTTCGTCAGTATGTCCGTAGTCGTGTTCGTAGTAGACTTTGATTCGGTAGATAGTTGGCTCATCTTCATCGTGCCATATCTTTACTTCTGCCCATTGTGTACCTCGGATCATTTCAGTTTCTTTATATGGTTAGTAATATCCTTCTGAGTCGGATTAGTAATCCTGTCCAAAGGTAACTGCCTATCTTCTAAGCGGTGCTGAAGTTTCTGATAAGTTTCGTAGCTATCGCATTTCTCGATAAGTTCGAAAGCTTTCTCTCGCTCGGAGTCTGTCATATCAGTACCATATACTAAGTTAGTTAAGATTCGCTTTTCGTCAGATGTTGGTTCATCCTTTCCGACATTGGTAGCATCCGAATCCTTTGTATCATCGATTGCAAAGAGTCCGTTAAGAGCATACTTACGAGCATAGGAAGAGGAGGCTCCGGTAACCTGGCTACCATCCATTCCCTTTTTGGTTTCCTCTTCCCTTGCGTATGCTACTACTGAAAATGTCTCAGTTCCGTTGCTGATAGTGGCAGTCGCTTTAATGTAGAATCGATTCCCGATGTTTACGATTTCATCGGACAAAGTAAGATAGTATCCAAGTTGATTGATTACAGGCTTTACTGCTTCTACGATATCCTCGCAGGAGCGGTACTTGTACTTACCGAAGGAGTTGAATTGTCCTTTCGGTGCTTTGATTAGTGATTGAATTTTTGCTAACATATAGTGTAGATTGATTTTGAAAAATAAGGAAGAGATAGCAGGTCACCGAAACCCATTGGTTAACCCCTTTTTTAAGGGAAGCTATCTCCTCCTGTCTCGCCTCAGATTAAAGACCTCAGCGAGATGGTCTATTTCTTTGTTGCTGAATGTAGATAAGCCATTCTTGGAAATCTTTCGGCTCTGTTATTTGTTTCTGTGGCTTAATCTTTTTCAGTTTGTCTCGATGGATGTACTGCATCCACTTATTGAACTTAACGCACTCGGCTTGGCTCGTTGTCATAGGAAGAGTATTTAAGATCAAGTCCGTATGTAATCCCTGCTGAGAATAATTGTTGAGCAACTAATGATGCATCAGCATAATTTCTAAATTCTAAAACGACATCCCAGAAGTCACCATTTTTGAAATCTTTGTCTCGCTTAGTTGCTGAGATAACATCCCCCGAAAGGAAGTTATAGGATTTTAGAAACTCGGCTTGTTTCTCGCTTGTAATGAGTGTGATTTGCATAGTTGTTTATTTTAAGGTTAAAGATACTTGTTTTTTTCGAAGACTTCATCCCAATATTGATTCCATTCGTCTTTCTCTTCTTTATATTCTTTGACTACGATAGCAAGAGCGAATACCCAAATGATTAGGATAAAGGCTAATAGTGCGTAGGCTATTGTTACCATTGCTCGAGAATTTGAGTTAGGTAAAGGATTACGATTGTAATGGCTAAGAACTGCCATCCTTTTAGGTCTTTTTGCTTTTTCATTGGTTTAGTTTTTATGGTGTGCGTTATGGAGTCGCACCCCTCCGATTTATTATCCGCATTTAACGATTTCCATCTTCTCACATTCTTTTAAGGAGTTAGACATTTCAGATGTTTCTCCAAATTGCTGATAAAAGCAAACAAAGAATCTTCCTTTAATATCCTCATCCTTGCAAGTGATACGAGTAATAGGCTTCATTTGTCCGAAGCAGTTAGGTACTAAATCTCCTACTTTAAGAGATTCAAGATGTTGGCGAGTGAATTGTGAAGTCATAGTTGGTTTAGTTTTTAGTGCCTTTCGGCTTGTTTGATAAATCAAATATACAACCTCTTATCAACACAAACCAAATATTTCAGGCACTTTTTTTCAAAAATCTTGAATATTTTTCTTAACCATTGAAAATCAATTACTTATATTTTACCTGTAGGGTATCTAATACCCTATAAGTAATGGAGTAATTAATGGTAATGGAGTAATTAATGGAAGAATAGATGGAAGAAGATAGGATATGGAGATGGAAGAATATATATAGCACGACCTATATTCGGTATGTGAATCGTGAGCAAATCATCCACGACCTGTATATATCGAAGGACATAAACGAAGCCATCGGTAAGATGCAGCCCTATGAATTACAAGAAGACCTCAAGCAAGAGGTCTTTCTCGTTTTATGCGAAATGAACGAAGAGCGACTCTTTCAGATGTACAACGATGGTTATCTGAAGTACTTCATAGTCCGAACGATTCTGAATATGGCTAAGAGTGACAGAAGCAATTTCGCACGAACATTCCGCAGGGTATACGAGCCGATAGAGGATATAGGATCAACAGAGCCATACGATGAGAGCCTAACGACTAAGCTATACGCATCGATGGAGATACTGCATTGGTACGAAAAAGAGATATTCCGGCTATTTAGTGAGACAGGGAATCTTTTACAAGTAAGCAGGGATACGAACATACCTTACCGCTCTCTGTTAAAAACGATTAAGAAGGTCAGATTATTACTCAAGTATAAAATACGAAACTATGCACACGATTAGCATTATCCTGGCAGCTAACCTATTTACATTCTATGCGATTACGCAGTCTCGTTTATTCGAGAAATGGGGATGGAACTTCAAGCCTTTTACCTGTCCGCTTTGTCTTACTGCGTGGATAGGTTTAGCATTGTTTCTACTACCGCACGTTGTAACTTACGGAGTGCTTGCGATGTTTGGTTCTGGAGTATTCGCTCCGTACTTCAAAAACTTTCTGATAAACATCTACAATAAATTCCAATGACAAGAGAAGAGATAGACTTTCTATTAGCCAACAGAATAAACTTCGATTCTGTTAAACTCGGATTCACTCGTAATATTCCTTTCGATGTTCTTGGCAAGTACGAGCAGTTGTATCGCAAGTATCAAGACCCTCAGTTCGTTCTTACGTATTGGTGCGGTAACTGTGTCTTCGATATGTTAGAGCGACTGATAAGATTCTGCGAGTCAGATAAAGAATGTTGGATGGCTTTCAATGGAATGGAAGAAACAATTATCAAAGAGGAAGTAATCAAACCAAAAAGAGGGAGACCTAAGAAATGAGAATACTTGTAGTAACTAAAGAGAATAGCGGAGTTGGCTACCACCGATTGATGCTGCCTATTTACTTTATGCCGAAGACCTATGCGATGTTCACCGATACATTGACAGAGGAAGTCTTAAAAGATGGCTACGATATTCTTTTGATTAATCGATTCATACCTGAGGTACATATCGATACACTAAAAGAGTACAAAGAAAAATACGGCTTCAAGTTAGTAGTAGACATAGATGATTACTGGCACTTGGACTCCTGGCATATCTTAGGTTCTGTTTATCCTACCGAAGCAATTATCGAGCATATAAAAATAGCGGACTTAGTTACTTGCACCAATGAGTTACTATGGAATGAGATACGAGAGTTCAATACAAACGTAGCTATTTTACCGAATGCTCTACCTTTCGGAGAGGATCAATTTACCGATGTACGTACAGATTCAGATAAGGTTCGCTTTGTTTACGTTGGTTCTATTACTCACGAAAAGGACTTAAAGATTTTGCAATTCCCTTTTAAGAAAGTGTTATCCGATGCAGAGTTAAAGAGCAAAGTCAATATGACTATCTGCGGTCTTGATGACCCGAATGCTTATTCTCGGATGATTTGGCACAAGATGATTCACTGCTTTACCGCAGGTCTGAAGCTTGGAGATGTTAAACGTGCGTTACCGGTTAGAGAATATATGAACTTTTACAACGAAGCAGACTGCTCTATTGTTCCTTTGGTTCATTCGAGATTCAATTCAATGAAGAGTAATCTCAAAGTCTTGGAAGCAGCCTGTAAGAAAATACCTGTTATAGTTTCAAACGTACCTCCTTACGATACTTCCCCTGAAGCAATTAAGATTAACTCTCAATCTGATTGGTATCGTGAGGTTAAAAAAGTAGCGACAGATTCTATTTATAGACAGGAGAAAGGACTCGCTAACTTTGAATGGTGTAACGAGCATTTCAATCTCCACAAGGTTAACGAAATAAGGAAGCAACTTTATCAATCAGTCTAATGGCAAAGGTAACAGGACAGAACAAAGTGACATTCGGAAAGAGGAAGGGTGGCAAGTCTCACAAGAGCAGAAACAAAAACAATCGTAAAGAACGAAACTATCGAGGACAGGGAAGATGATACATCCAACAGCTTTAATACATCCGAAGGTTATCATTGAGGGCGGTGTTCATATCGGTCCTTATTGTGTTATCGGCTTTCCTGCTGAGTGGAAAGGGAAAGAGGATAACGAAGGTAAAGTCATTATCAAATCGGGAACACGTATAACAGGACTTGTGACGATTGATAGCGGAACAGATAAACCAACAATCATCGGTAGGAATTGTTACCTGATGAAACACTCGCACGTAGGACACGATGCTGAATTAAAAGATGGAGTTACGTTAAGTTGCGGAGCGAAAATCGGAGGTCATTCGATAATCGGAGAGAATACTAACATCGGATTAAATGCGGTTATCCATCAGAAGGTAGAAGTACCCGAAGGATGTATGATAGGTGCATCTGGGTTTGTAGGAAAGAAATCTGTATTGAAACCACACACTAAATACGCAGGAGTACCTGTAAAAGAAATCGGAGAAAATAAAATAAAATGATACAAAATTTTAACGATTGGAGAAATAGATATGATTCTTTGACATTCCAAGAGCAGGTAGAATATCATAATCATTTAGAAAGTTTATATCCAAATCAAGCTCATTATGACTTAAATGCTTTTCAAAAAGTTTTAGAAATATCTAAACCTAAAACAATTATAGAAGCAGGAGTATGGAAAGCCAACTTAGCCGATATAATTCTAAGAGAAAATAAAGATATTGAATCGTGGAGGGGAATTGAAATATCAAGTTCTGCAATAGAAAAAACTGCTTGTAAAGATTTTAGATTTACTTACGCAGAAATAAACAGTTTTGATTGGTGGAAGAAATTAGATTTATCGAGTGATTTGTTCTTTGCTACTCATTTTATTGAACACATAAGTAACAAACATTTTGAACAATTAGTAAATGCTATTAAAAGTCCTTATGTTTATTTTGAAGCACCTCTATCAGATCAAGGAGATGAATGGGATGATTTTTTAGGTACTCATAAATTAAATATAGGATGGGATGGAGTAAAAAAGATAATGAAAAATTATCAAGAAATAGAAATAACTCCTATCTGTAAACTATATTACAAATGAACGTACAAATAATTCTCTTAGATTACGATAGACACGACTATACCCAAAGGGTTAAAGATGTCAACTTTAATAACGCAGGGTATCCTTTCGACTATGTTATAGTTGATATGAAAGGTATAGCCAATGCAATCAATCACGGAATATTTCAATCAAGAACATACGATGCGGTAGTCACAATGGCTAACGATATCTTGATGCCTAATGATTGGCTCAAGAGAATGGTAGATGCTGCAATAACTATTCCTAACTCAGGGATGATAGGAATTCATACAGTTGAAAGCATTAACGAGCCTCAGACAATTAACGGAGTCCAGGTTCACGTTCAAGATGCAGTCTTCGGGAATGTACTTATCCCAATGAAAGCCATCGATAAGATAGGATACTTTAACGAAGCATACGATCCATACGGAATGCAGGACAGAGATTACTCCTATCGTTTACAGATGACAGGACATCTGAACTACTATCTCAACGGACTAAGAGCAGAGCATATCGGTCACGATGTTGGTCAAGATACTCCTTACAGAAAAATGAAAGACGAAGGACTTAGCCGGTGCGATTTCTTATGGAGTCAAGAAACAGGTAAATACCTTGAAAATAATAACTACACTATAAAATGATTCTACTACCTGCACAAGTCGAGTCCATTACCACACGAAAGGATAAGACAGTAAAGATTACTATCGGAACTCAAGAACTAACTCCTGCGGATGCTGCTAAGATATTCTATCTCAATCAGCAGTTCTGCTATATGGCTATGAAGCCTGAGCCATTTATCAAAGAAGAGGTAGAGACAATCGACTCACTCAAAGCTGATCTATCTACTGCTAAGACTCCAAGCCAGAGACTAAGAGGGATTCTCTATCTTAACTTCCAACAGGATAACAAAGGATTCACAGACTTTACTACCTACTATGCTTCCGAGTTAGAGAAGATTTGCGAACACTATAAAAATAAACTCGACTAATTGGGTTACCCTCTAAAAAACAACCGATTAACAACCGATGTCTAAGTTAGATAATTTGCAAAAGGGTAATGGATTCGATGCATATCCAGAAAGAATAAACAGGGAAGGAAGACCTCGTAAGTATGTATCTCAACTGAAAGAGCAAGGATATAAGTTAAGCGAGGTAAACGATGCTATACAGGCTTTGATGTCTATGGATGCTGAAGAACTGAAAGCGGTATTAGATAATCCGAAGGCTACGATATTAGAACTGACGATTGCAGCTGCAATGATTAAGAGCCTCAAGAATGGATCATTATATTCAATGGAAACATTGCTAACGCGTGTGTACGGACGTCCTAAAGAAACGCAACAGGTGCAGTCTGATAGCAGAATAGAGGTAGTGTTCGTTAATGGAAAGACGATACTCTGATTCAGAATCGCATTAGACGCATTCTTAGGTGGGTAGGTTCGATTATCTTTTTCTTTTGGTATCTTGATATGGTTAAAAAAATAGAGCCTTAAATCGCCTTAAAATGAGTCAAAAAGGTTTTCTCTCTCATACTCTCTCTTTCCAAAATAATACTCTTAAAGAGTATATAGTCTTCTTCCATATAGGGTATTAGATACCCTACACAAGGGTAATTAAATATTTAATATTCAATGAGTTACGAAAATATTTTGGAATGATGGTTAAAATGACTGCAAAAATGATGTCGTTTGTAGAGTATGCCATACCCTACACGATAGGTAGCAGATACCCTACAAAATAGTATCACATAAATCGTTGATAAATGAGAATTGAATTACCCAATCCGCACATAAACCAACAGAAGATATTAGACTCTGTTAGTCGATTTAGAGTTGTTATGGCAGGTCGAAGATTTGGTAAGTCCGAGTTGAGCCAAATAGAAATAATAATCAACTCACTACAAGGGAAGAAAGTAGCCTACATAACTCCTACCTATCAACTCGCCAGGGTATTCTTTGAGCAGCTTACAAAGGTCGTTCCGTTTGAGAATAACAAATCAGAACTATCTATTAAATTCCCTAACGATGGATCAGTAGAGTTCTTTACAGGGGAGAGATTAGATAACTTGCGTGGTAGAAAGTTTCACCTCGTTGTAATCGATGAGGCTTCCTTTATTCCTAACCTCGAGGATGGATGGCTTAACTCTATACGACCTACTCTAACAGACTATAAAGGTCGAGCCTTATTCATATCTACTCCGAAGGGTAAGAATTTCTTCTACTCGCTCTATCTTAAATCTGGCGAACCGGATTGGGAGTCCTTCAAGTTCAGCACCTACGATAATCCTTATATCGATAAGACAGAGATAGACGATGCACGTATGCAACTTCCCGAAGTAGTCTTCGAGCAGGAGTATATGGCTAACCCATCAGAGAATGCAGCGAATCCTTTCGGTTCTCAATACATAAAACAATGTACCTACCCACTATCGACAGAGCCTCCGATAGTCTTCGGTATTGACTTAGCCAAGTCAGTCGACTTTACTTGTATTATCGGACTCGATAAGAATGGATCAGTAAGTTACTTCGAGAGGTTTCAAAAGGATTGGCGAAACACTAAGCAGATAATAGCTAATCTACCGAGAATGCCTATCCTAATCGATTCGACAGGAGTAGGAGACCCAATCTTTGAAGATTTGTATCGGGAGGGTGTGAACGTAACCGGCTTTAAGTTTACCTCGAACTCTAAGCAGCAACTAATGGAAGGTCTGTCTTCTGCTATCCAACAAAGAAAGATAACATTTCCCGAAGGTGCGATAGTAAACGAACTTGAGGTATTCGAGTATCAGTATACTGCAACAGGGGTAAAGTATTCTGCACCTCAAGGGTTTCACGATGACTGTGTTATGAGCCTGGCTCTCGCTTGGAGTCACTACACGAAGAACGGTCAAGCAGGTAGGTATAGTTTCGCTTAAAATCTATTTATGAGTATGACTTGGAAAGATGTAAACGTATTTCAATGGCAGCAGATTGTTAATCTGTTCACTAAAGAAAAAGACCTTACCGAATTAGACTTAGCGGTTAAGTCTGTCGCTATCGTCAAGAATATGACTGAGCATCAGATAGACTCTATGCCTATCGGTGAACTCAACCCTCTGCTTAAGTCCATAGCTTTCATTCACGAGGAGATAAAGCCTCAGCCTGTCAAGTATATCCAAGTAGGAAAGAAACGATACAAGTGTATCTATGACATCCGTAAGATGCCTGCTGCGAGATATATCGAGTCCAAGTACTTTAGTCAAGATGTGAACGGAAACCTGCATAGGATCGGAGCTTGTATGGTAATGCCTATGAAGAAAACTCTCTTAGGTTGGAAGGTAGATAAGTACGATGCGAGTAAGCACGAAGAGTATGCACAGGATTTATTAGAAGCACCGATTACCGCAGTCTTGGGTAGTGTGGTTTTTTTTTGTCTCGTATATCGGAACTGGATAAAGGCTTCGAAGGATTATTTGGTTTCGGAGATGATGAGCAAGAGTCTGACGAAGTATCAAGCCGAAGTCCTGTATCAAACTTTATGCGAGACTTTGGATGGATTTATCAGGCCGCATTGGTGGCTGAGTTCGAAAGAATCCCGATGGAGCAGGTGTACGAAATTCCTACTCTACAATTCCTTAATGACCTCTCTTATCTCAAAGCGAAAAACGAATACGAAGCAGAGCAGTTAAAAAAGGCTTATGGCAAAGTCCGTTAAACAATTGCAAGATGAGGTTCTTGGATTCTTGGAGTCAAAAGGACAGAGCAAGGATCAATTCCAAGAGGTTACCGATTTACCGGCTATTAAGCAGCTAATGATTCTTAGTGCTGCTAATTTCATTATTCAAGTCCAAGATAATCTAAACAAAACAGGGAAGGTAGACACAGGTGCATTGTCTACGGATATAACCGCAGGAGAAATAATTGAGACAGGTTCGGGATATGAGATAAGCATAGGATATCCTGCAGGTTCTAAGTCTGCTAAGTACTACGACTTTGTCAATAAGGGAGTAAGAGGTTTAGTAAGCGGAGAGCCATCGGACTCTCCTTATGCGTTTAGAAAGCCTACCGCAGGAGGTGCTATGGTCGATGCATTGGCTCGATGGTATCGCAGAAATGCTGCATCTGGAAAGAGAGAAGATCAAAAAAAGAACTTATCAGCAGTACAAAGGAAGCGAAAAAAACTATCTAAGATGGTAAGTGCGGAGAAGAAGCTGAAATCTTTAGCCTATGCAACCGCAGTAAGCATAAAACGTAAAGGAATAAAAAAGACAGGCTTTTTTGATAACGCAGTAAAAACATCATTCGGAAAAGAGTTCGTTCAAGCGGTAGCGAAAATAGCAGGTAGAGAAATAGCAATTAATATCAGATAAGATGGCAATAACAATAGATAACAGTCCAAGCGAATACCAATCCTTCCACGAGGATTTGTGGTATGTGGTAAGTTCTACGAACACAGCACAGAGTAACTTCAAGTATGTGTTTGATGTGTACATTAACTCCGTATTGGTAGCAAGGGTTAAAAGCTTCCCTCAACCTACAACAAATAAAGGCTTATTTAACGTTGCGACCATTATCCGTAACTATGCAGCGAGTTACTTTCAACCGGCTACCGCTCAGACTGCGTTTAACTATATCGGTTCTGGTAATCGGATCAACTACGAGGTAAAGTTTGGAGAAGAGTACGGAGGTACTACTTATACTAACCTAACGACAGATACGAACGATGCTCTGAATTACTATCCATCGACATTAACAGGTGGTACTGCTTATACGGGTAGTTGGTATCAGACCTACTATATGGGTAACGTAATCAGCACTCGTTACAATCAAGCATTCACGACTAAGCTAAGTGGTAACAGAGTATTCCTTACGATACAGAATAATCAGTTAAATACTCCAAGAGATTGGAAGTTATCTGTTGTAAGAAACAACGGAGGAACTACAACTACCTCTACTCCTACTGCTTTTACTTCGATAAGTGATGTAGCGGTTCTTGACATCTCTCCTTCTGCGATTAACACTTACTTAGGTACTACATTTATTACCTCTGCAACAGATAGCTATGTAGTGGATATTAACGAAGACATCGCAGGTACTGTCTACCTCGCGACTGTCACTATCCTTTGCGATTCACGATACGAGAATATCCCTTTGCACTTCCTTAATTCATTTGGCGGTTACGATACTATGAACTTCAATATGGTTAATAGGCAAACGAGAAACGCAGAGAAGAAATCCTACGAGGAGATAGAGTGGCAGTATCGAAGCGGAGATATGCATAGATTCAATGCAAACAATGTCTATTACGGAGGATCAAAGCAGTTCTATACTCAGCAGACTATATCGTACCGGCTTATCTCGGATTGGGTTAATCACACCGATTATACGTGGCTTCGTGATTTGATAATGAGTCCTGAAGTCTATATGGAGTACAATGGATATTTCATTCCTGTAACGATAGGTACTTCAAGTTGGACAGAGAAAAAGAGATTCGCTGATAAGACTTATAATCTTGAGTTAGATATTACATTAGGTACAAAAGAATTCAGTCAGTTCCGATGAAGACAGAAATCTACATAGAGAATCATAGGCTCGACCTTTATAAGGATATCTCCGCAGAGTTTACCTATAACATTGACGATGTTAAGGATTTCTCTGCTCGTAATACTAACTTCTCCAAGACTATCGTAATACCTGGCAATGCAACAAATAACAAACTATTCGGACATATTTTCGAATTCGGCTCTGCAAACTTCTATAACCCTAACTCGGATAACGTGGGTTACAACTTCAACGCATCCAAGTCCGCAGCTTGTGTTGTATATGTAGACAAAATACAGATGTTCAAAGGAGTTCTGAGACTATTAGAAATCGTCTTAGATAACGGATCAATAGAATACGAGTGTGCAGTCTTCGGTGAGTTAGGCGGTTTTGTTTCTGCTTTGGGGAATAAGAAAATAGAAGAGTTAGATTTCTCTGCGTATAACTTCGCTTGGACTTTTACCAATATCACGAACTCTTGGAATGGTGTAGATGGTAGCGGTTATTTCTGTCCGCTTATTGACTATGGTCAAGTGAGTGTAGGTAAACACGATTGGCAGTATAAGGCTTTCAGACCTGCTTTATTTGTTCGTGAGTACGTTAAAAAGATTATTGAGGGTGCAGGGTATACGTGGGAGAGTTCGTTCTTCAATACGGCTCTATTCAAGCGGTTAGTTATTCCTAACAATCAAAAAGACCTCAGTATTGCTACGACTCTGCAATTCAGAGGATATGATGATTTACTATCTTACAATTTTGCTACTGCTTCAGGGAATACGAGTGTAGGTTACTTAGCTTCTAAGTTGGGGCAGTTTACTTACTTAGGTAGCTATCAGTATCAGTACACAGGAGCCGGATTAACAGCAGTCGCTAAGATTACGTTAGCAGGTTCTTCGGTGGTAGGTACAGGACAGACAGGCTCTGTAGATGTAGGATGGTATAAGAACGGAGTATTGCAGTCTCAGTTATTCTTAACTTCTGGTAGGGCTAACTTTGATAAGACTTTAGAATTCAATATCACGTTAGCAACGAATGATACTTTAGAATTCAGGTTTATTTGGACTACTGTCTCTGCTACGATGCAAGTAGATTTCTTTAACAATGATATTGAAATCAATACTTCGGTAGCTTCATTAGTTCCGTATTCATTGGGAGAAACTATCGACATTAACGAAACAATCCCTAAAGGGGTATTTCAAAAGGATTTCTTTTCCTCTATTGTCAAGATGTTCAATCTCTATGTAACCGAAGACATAGACAAAGAGAAGCATCTTTTAATTGAGCCTTATATCGACTATTATGATTTCTCTACTTTGTTAGATTGGACTAATAAGATAGACAGGTCAAAGCCTTTCCGCTTGAAGCCTATGTCGGAACTGAACGGAAGGTATTTCGAGTACAAGTACAAGAACGATACTGATTACTATGGGCAGAACTATCGTGAGAAGTACAATGAGAATTACGGAGACTTCATCGAGGATACAGGTTTTGAGTTTGCAAACGACAAACAGACTGCTGAATTAATCTTTGCTCCTACTCCTTTGATACTTCACGCAAGTAACGATAAGGTACATAGTGTTATTCTGAAGCTTAGTAATACACAGAACGCACAATCCGAAGACAAGATGGATAGTGTTATACGAATCTTACAGGCTAAAAAGATTACAGGAAGAAGCAGTTACAAGATAGAAAACGGAACGGCTAACCTCGGTTCTTTAACTACTTACGGATATGCAGGACATCTTGATGATCCTTATTCTCCTGCTGCCGATTTGAACTTCGGTGCACCTCGCGAGATTTACTTCACTCTCTCAGGTACTTACCCATCAGCTAATCTGTATAATGGATATTGGTCTGAGTATGTAGCGGAGATAACTGACAAAGATTCTAAGCTACTGACTTGTAATGTAAGGCTAACTGACTTGGATATCTACAATCTTGATTTCTCTACTCCTATCTGGATTGATGGCTCTCTATGGCGGTTGAATAAAGTAATCGACTATAACCCTATGAACGAGGATACCACGAAATGCGAATTCCTTAAAGTAATAGAAAAAACATACGTATAATGGCAGAGGTAGTAGGTTTCAAACTCGTATTAGATGGTAAGGAAAAAGTAGTTTCTTCCATAGGAGAAATGAAGAAACTTCTGAAGGAAGCAAACTTCGAACTCGTAGCTGCTCAACAGAATTTCGGTGAGTATTCTCAAGAGGCTATTAATGCAGCAAAAAGAGTAGCTACCTTAAAAGATACTATTCAAGAAGCTAAAGAGACATCAGACCTATTCGATCCCGGTAAGAAGTTTCAAGCCTTTGCAGGTGCTATCTCAGCAGTTGCAGGTGGATTCTCTGCCGTACAAGGTGCGTTAGGATTGGTAGGAGTAGAATCTGAGAATGTAGAAAAGACTCTATTAAAAGTTCAGTCTGCACTCGCCTTATCTCAAGGATTGAGTACGATTGCTGATGCTGCTAAAGACTTTCAGCGGTTAAATGCTATTATTCAACAGACGACTATTTTCCAACGTGCTAACAATATCACTACTGCTACTGCGGTAGCGGTTCAACGTGCTTTTGGTGTAGCGACTGTGCAAACTTCGGTAGCTTTTCGAGTATTGAAAACTGCCATCGCTGCGACAGGTATCGGACTGCTCGTTGTAGGGTTAACGGCTCTAATTGGTAAGATTCAAGATTGGACATCAGCAAGTGATAAAGCAGCAGAGGCTCAGAAGAAACTCGCAAAGGATACTGACTTTCTGAATGCTAAGATCAATAACGAAATAGCCATTCTTACTTCTGTCGGGAACAAAGAGGATGAGATATATCGTAAGCGAGTACAGATAGCAAATAACGAATTAAATGTTCTTCGTAGTGCTGCTAAACAAAAGGGAGAATTAACTCAAGAGGAGATTAAGAAGTTCGGAGAGTTAAAGACTCAGCTTGTTACTTTAGAAATTGATGAGAAGAATCGTATCAAGAAAGTAAACGAGGATGCTCAGAAGGAGAAGGATAAGAAAGACAAAGAAGCAGCAGATAAGGCTAAAGCAGTAGCACAAGAAAGAATAAATGCTAATAAAGAGGCTGAAGACCAACTTAGGAAACTGCGTCAAGATGCTGAGTTAAATGCTATTGAGGATCAGAATAAACGAGCAATTCGACAGGCTGAGATAGACTTCGAGAATCGTAAAATAGAGATCAATGCCCTTAAAGCATCTGAGCAGTTAAAGACTCAGCTAATAACAGAAGAACAAAAGAAGCGAGATGCAACTGTCGCTCAGTTAAAACAAGAAGCAGCACAGGCTGAATTAGATGCTATTTTTGCTCAGTTTGAAGCTCAAGATGCGGCAGATAAAGCAGAGGAAGAAAGAAGGAAGGCTGCACAAGATAGGGAAGTAGAAGCAAGGCAAATAAGAAGAAATAGAGAATTAGCAGAACTTGAGGAAAGGAAAAAAACAAGGGAAGAATTTCAACAAGCTGAATTAGAAGCAGAGAGATATTTGCAAGATCAAAAGAATGCACTTCTCGATGCAGGTATTAATTTTGCTTTGGCATTAGCAGGTAGAAATGAGAAATTAGCAAATGCAATTTTTGCAGTACAGAAGGCTATTGAAATAGGTAGGATCATTACAACAACTACTGCATCGATTACTAAGATTAAAGCTGATACATTTGCTATTCCTGCTTTTGTTGGACCTGGTCTACCTAACCCACTTTTTGTTAAGGCTCTTGCGGTAATGGGTACTAAAATAGCAGGGTTAAAGATTGGTGCTGCTGCGAGTATCGCATCTATTGCTGCATCATCTATATCTAAATTCAAAGGTGGAGGAGGAGGTAGTGTAGGAGGTACTCAGGATACAGGTGCTGCGGGTGGTGGAGGTTCTGCTCCGTTAACTCCTAATGCTCCTATTCAGAATACAGTTACACAACTTGACCAAGCTACTATCAATCGGTTAGGCTCTGCTTCTAATCGTGCTTATGTTGTAGAATCAGACATAACAAACTCTCAAGAACGAATCACTCGTATTAATCGTGCTGCAAGATTAGGATAAAATCTATTTAAGTATATGGAAAAAGAATTACCAATTTATCGACTCGACATAAGCGAAGACGAAGACTCTAACGTAGAAGTGGATTTCGTGGCTCTTGTAGACAGACCGGCTATCGAGCGGAGTTTCTTAGCATTCGCTGACTCTTATAGCGACTATCCCGAATCAGTAAAGAATAACGCAAAGGCTGCTCTCAAATGGGCAGAAGAGAACGGATGGGGGTCTTGCGGTACTCCTGTCGGTAAACTCCGAGCCAATCAGTTAGCCAACGGAGAGGCTATCTCGTTAGAAACTGTCAAGCGGATGTATTCATTTTTGAGTAGACACGAAGAGAATGCCAAGAAATCTAAAGGCTACGGAGATGGATGCGGTCAGTTGATGTACGATGCTTGGGGCGGTAAGTCAGCTTTGAGTTGGGCGGAGTCTAAGATTCGCCAATCTGAGAAGATGAGTTTCGAGATTCAAGACGAAGAGGAAAGGATCATATCTGGACCTTTGATGTTGGCAGATACTCCTATCTATCGGTATGACTCAAGCGGAGAATATTACGTTGTATTCACCGCACCTACCATTAAGAAGATTGCTCAGAAGTATTTCAAGAAAGGCTATCAGTCGAATGTAAACTTGATGCACGATAACGGAAGTGTAGTCGATGGGGTTACTATGTTCGAGAGTTGGATAGTAGATGAGAAGCGAGGTATCAAACCTATGGCAGGTTACGAGGATGTCAAGGATGGCTCTTGGTTTGGTTCGTTCAAAGTAGAGAACGATGGTGTATGGGAACTCGTAAAGGAAGGAAAGGTTAAAGGATTCTCAGTAGAGGGTATATTCAATTACAACAGAGCGGAAATAAGTAATCCACAGAAGATGATGCAGCAGATAATTGACATCCTGCAACAGGTATCTTTGTAGTCTCATAGTTGTTTAGTTTATTTGGTTACGGAGGGGTGTTTCTACACTCCTCCTTTTTTATGTGGTCACTTAGTTGATTAGCTTCTATTTATGGTTAAAATCATTTTATGACCCCATTAGAAGCACTCTTGCAGATTAAGCAGATGTTCGCAGAGATGCCTCAGCAACCTGTCCAAGCACAGGAAGTAGAGGTAACTATCGAGCCTGCTGAAGTCGAGTACAAAGAATATGTACTCAAGAGTGGAGCGAAGGTCAAGATTGATAAGCTTGAAGTTGGCGGTAAGGTTATGTTGGTAGACGATGCAGGGAATGTTACTCCTGCTCCTGCCGGTGAACACGAACTCGCTGATGGAATGGTTATCGTACTTGATGAAGCCTCCACTATTGTAGAAATCAAGCAACCAGAAGTAGAGGAAGTAGTTCCTGCTATCGAAGAAGAACTCAAAAAGAAGATTGCTGAGATGCAGTCTGAACTTGAGAATCTGAAAAGTGGTAAGAAAAAAGACGAAGAGAAGATGGCTGAAGTAGAAGCTAAATTCTCTAAGGCTATTTCTGAACTTACTGATGTAGTGGTAGGATTGATTCAGACTCCTTCTGTTGATCCCACAGAAAGCAACAAACAAAATTTCAACAAGGCTGTGCCAAGTCGTGACTCTAAGATTAGCACATTTCTTGCTAAATATGCTCGTAACTAAATCTTAAAAATTAAAAATCAATAACAATGGCATTTGACGTTTCAGCACTTGCAAACTATACCAAAGAGAATGAAGCCCTCTTGGTAACGAGTTCCGTACTCGGTGCAAAAACCGCTTCTCTGATTAAGGCTCAAGGTAACGTAATGGTTGGAGTTAAATCTTCCGAGAAGATCAACATTATGGATACCGATGCTATCTTCCAAGCAGGTGGTACTTGCGGATTCAACGCGTCTGGTTCTACGACCTTCACTCAACGTACCGTTACAATCGGTAAAGTAAAGGTTAATGAGTCTCTGTGTCCTAAAGCTCTCGAAGCTAAGTATCTGCAAAAGGCTCTTCCTGAAGGAAGCCGTTACGATACTATCGCTTTCGCTGCTGAGTATACCGACAAGAAGGCTGCTCGTATCGCTGCTCAACTTGAGACTGCTTTGTGGCAAGGTGATACTACTTCAGTTAACGTAAACCTGAATAAGTTTGATGGTTTGGTTAAGCTGATTGGTACTTCTGCGATTGAAGCTAATAACTCAACTTACTACGGAACTCCTGCTACTTCTATCACTTCTTCTAACGTGGTAGCTATCGTAGATGCTCTGTATCGTGCAATCCCTGCTACTGTTGTAGCTGCTGACGATATGACCATCTTTATGAGTCAGGATGTTTTCCGTCTGTACACTATCGCTCTGAAGAATTCAAACCTGTTCGCTTATACCTTCGATGGTAAGGCTGATAGCGAGTTCTTCCTGCCCGGTACTTCTGTGAAGGTTGTAGCTACTCCTGGCTTGAACAATATCACTAAACTGTATGCTTCTCGCTTGAGCAATATGTTCCTTGGAACTGACTTGCTGAATGAGGAAGAGCGTTTCGAGTTGTTTTATGCTAAAGAGGCTGACGAAGTTCGCTTCGTATCTGAATTCAAGATGGGTGTGAATGTCGCATTCTTGGATGAGGTTGCTTCTTTCATCATCTAATCATAAGGGGGAGGTAACTCTCCCCCATTTT